CTAAACCTTTACCATATACATCATTTCCAAACTTTATTTCATAAAAACCGTTCTCATTTAAACGTTTTTCGTAAACTTCACTAATTGTTTTAGTCAAAAACAGTGTTGAAACCTCTTGCCATTGCTTCCATGTATTAGTTTTAACGCTTTTTACATAAATATGTATGTTATTTCCATCTATAAACTTATTACTATCAGTAGCATAAGATACATTTAATGTAAATTGTTCAAATTTCTCACCAATAGCAACATATGTTGGATAAGATTTGAATGTTCCTTGATATAAAACATTATTTTCTCCAATAGAATCAATTCCTTCGTCTAAACCATCAAGTAATTTTTGAAATGTTACGTCATTAACAAAGCTATAATTGTAATTATCACTAATTACATAAGAATATCTTTTAAGACTATAAGTATTTTTCGGCAATTTTTGATTAGCAGATACTGTTATGTTTAAAGAAGATGTCGATAAACCATTTGGTTTATATCCAATCAATGAAACAAGCTTATTCATGTTCTCATACAACTCTGCATGAGAAAATGTTGATTCAGAAGATGTTTGGTTGAGATAAAATAATAAAACGTGATAAGAATAAGCTAATATATCTATGATTCCAGACATATTACTAGCTTCAAAGTCAACATCTTGAAACAATCCACTCTCTTTTAGTCGATTTATGAGTAATTGCTTCATGCTTAATGCATCAAAAGCTGCATAAGCATTTCTTGGGAGATTAAATTCTGTGTAATTTGATATACTCATATTATGAATTGTTTACAACATAGCCATTACTATTCAATGTTCCTAATAAAGACACGTCTTTTATATTTAGAGAAGGAACATCAAACAAGATATCTATTTCGATTTCATTTTGATCTTCATATATAGTAATGTTTACACTAGTAAGTAGTATTCTAGTCTCATATCTGTTAATTACAGTATATATATCGTTCCTAATTTGATTAGCAACCTCCTCAGTTGCTGGTAAAAATAAGTATCTTCTTAAATCTAACCCAAATTCTGGTTCTAATAACTTCTGAAGAGGTGCTGTAGTCAATAAATTTACCAAGGCATTCCTAATTGCAGCTACATCATAGTCAATTTTGATGTCATTTAGCTTATTTTTAGAGAAAGCATATGGGTTATCTACAGACTTATACTCTAAATCTAGATGAATATCAGTAAATTTATAGTTTTTATTCTCAACAGGTCTAGTTGGAAGACCATTTATTAAAACATTACCCATATAATTATTTAGAAACAGAGCTAAATAATGGTATGATTAAGAAAAAATTTGATTCACTATTAGAATCTAACCTCTCAAGACTTAGCAGAGGTGGTTATTTGGCTGGAGACTTCGTTGTAATCAAGAAAGGACTACAAAGTTCAAAGGAATTTAAAGAATATATCAGTACAAATAAAGATCTAGAAGCTAAAATCAAAGAATGGCAGGATGGAGACTGCTATATTAGAGTAAAAAGTGTAGACGATTTATTCCCAGTTAAGTCTGGAGCGTTTTCACAGAACTCAAATGGTCTTTTTACCGTAAAATTAGCTAAAGATTACGGTGGAGGTCGCTTAAGTCAGGAAGAAATTGTACTTCCTATCTCATTTATTGATAAAGATGAGCGTGTAACTGATAATAATTACTATCCAGCATGGCCAGCATCAGCTACAATTGACTCTAAACAAACATTAAAGCCAGTAGAAGTTGACTTTTCGGGGTCAAACAACACTGGCTTTAAGAATGGAGACTACAATCTCCCTAGTTAATTCAATATCTTACTCAAAGTAAGCATACAAGCATAACAATTGATCTCTTGATCAATCACAAAAGCTTGTCTATAGATGTATTCTGACAAAACTAGGATCATTTCTCGCTTTTTATTCTGATCTAGATTCATTTTATATACAAAATCTAGTATATTCTTGAGTAAAAGCGTGTAATCTCTATTAAAAGCTAACTCTCTATTCAAAATAAATGAACGTATCTCGTTTATTTTGTTAGAATTAACCATAGATAGTAGTTCTCCAACAAAAGAATTGTCCACACCAGACTTATTCAGCACCAATTTACCATTAAAAACGTTAAATTGGATGTCATTAATAGCTTTTCTAAGGTCTGGATAGTTATCTTTAACCAAATTAATGATATCTGGGAGTTGTTCCTTAACTATTTGAACCTTTTCCTTGGTTAAAATGCCTAAAATGTGCTTTACAGCAGAGTTTAAAGGGTAATTGAAGTCTAAAGTTTGACATCTTGACTGAATAGCAGGTATAATTTTATGTTTATAATTAGCTGTGAGGATGAATCTTGTGTTAGAAGCGTATTCTTCCATGACATTTCTCAATGCACGCATACCTTCAATGCTAATACCATCAGCTTCATCACAAATAATGACTTTCATCTTACCATCAGATGATTTAGTCATCGCAAACTGTACTACTTTGGACCTAATTGTATCAATACCAGCCTCATCCGAGGCATTAATGTACAAATAATCGCAATCAAGTACCTCTTTAACGATGATTTTAGCTGTAGAAGTCTTACCAGTACCCGGAGAAGAGACAAATAACAGGTGAGGGATCTCCTTTTTCTTATCAAACTCACCAAGTTTAGCCAATGTTTCTGGGTTTAAAACCAGTTCTGACAGTGTTTTAGGTCTATATTTCTCACACCAAAGAGAATTAAATGCATTCATATGTTATTTTCCAGAAGAACCAAAGCCTTTATCTCCACGGTCAGTCAATTCTTTCGTATCAGACCATGAAATATCAGCAGTTTCTAGTTTATAGAGCACTAACTGTGCAATCCTGTCTCCAGCCATGACAGTATAATCAAAATTTGTGTTATTGATTAGTGCAATACCCAACTTTCCTCTATATGGACAGTCAATAACACCATTGAAAGCTGTAATACCGTTCTTAAAAAACAATCCAGACCTCGATTCAACTCTAATCCAGTAGTTTGGAGTGATGTGTGCAATCTCTAAACCGATATCAACATTAGTTGTTGAGTGTTTTGGAATCAATTTATTCTCAACAGCATACACATCATACCCACTATCCCCACATGTAATATGATTATTGTTCCTAGCTGGTAATTTTGCCAGTTCATGAGCCTTGATAAACTTAACTTGTGCTGCCATAATCCACAATCTTAACAAAAAAATCGTTGATGACAAGAAAAATGTCGCTAAATACAGTAATGAATGATGATCAAACCAATAAAGATGAAAATCTTAATGTAGATTCATTATTAGATCAATTAAAAACAATACCAATGCTAGGACAAAAGATAGAAGAACAGTCGGATGAGATCACAAAGAACAATTTAGAAGATTTTGTGATGAAATATGCTGGTAAACTCATCAAAAATGCTTCAGAATCAGTAGATTATGTTAAAGAAATAGTACAATCTGCTCCAACTCCTGATGATGTTCTTGCTTTAGCTGAATTAGTTAAGTCAACTTCAAGTGCTTTAGACATCTTAAACAAGATTATCATTAATGATAAGAAGATGGATACATCAATCAAGATAAAAACGATGGATGTAGAGAGTAGAAAAGAAGAATTGGAGACAAAAGTTGATGCAGCATTCGCTTTAACTAGAGACGAAATGCTTAAACGACTAATTGCTGACTCAAAAATTATTGAAGCTAATGTAGTTGATAATGAAAAGTAATTAACAGCCACTATTATTAATAAATTTCTGATTTAATGCTGAATCAGGATTCCATTTAACATACTTTATATATTCAGTATCAAATTTTGGATAATGCGATTTCCAATCTTTACTATTTTGACTGAATTTTTTTGCTCTTTCAAAATCATTTCTATTAAAAAATATTGGAGCATGTTGAGAAGCTTCTTGAACATTCCATTTAGGTAATGGCTCTTTAGTATCTGCAATCGTAATAGTTAATTTTAATTCAGCAGATCTTCCAGCCAATTTAGATTTAAATATTTTTTTATCAGGTAAATATTCATCTATTAAAAATTTATATTTTCCACCTTTATTCAATAATCCGGGACCAGATGAGTCACCAACTTGCCTTCTTTCTGTCCATTTATTACCTGCTTTATCTTCACATTGAATTATCAATACATCTCCACGTTTTACTAGACCTTGTTTATATGCTTCAGGATTAACTGCTACTGTTCTTAATGGAACTATCATATTTCCAGCATTACCATACCCAAGTTCACTACCAGTATCAGGACATTCATCCATTTGATATCCATAAGATGTTAATTTTACTTCACCAAAATTAAAGTTTAATGTTTTACCATTAGTTGGAACATTATCTAATGAAGTATTTGTCTCTACACCAGCCGCAACTGCTGGATTAATTTGTGCAGCACCACCAGTTACTACAGATTCACCTCCAGCGGAAGGACTTTCATAGTTATCATACTTCTTAGCTACCTTAGAATCACCATATTTCATATAATCTTTATTAGTTGGTATGTCTAAAGCTTTTTTATATGTATTATTGGTAGCATAATGTCCCGGTGCTAGTGCTCCATTTATATCAATTAGTGATTTAACATTAGATGTTTTAACACCCAAATACTTTCTTTTTGAATAAGAAGTATTCATTGTTGGATCATATGGATTAAATCGCATCAAATGATCAAATCTTCTATGACAATCACCTAATGTTTGCTTAATTTTACCAGCAATTTCTGAATGTGACTCTGTAACTGCATTATATGTAGAGTTATCAGACATAAAAGGAAGCTTCAAACCCAATTTATCTAATGCAGTCCCTGCATTTACAGCAGCTTGTATCTTAACTTTTTGCTCTGAACTATATGCTGGCATGGCTCCAGCTGCCATAGTCATGCTAGTCGATACACTAAGTGAGTTAAAAACGCCCCTAAATGCTGGAGAAATTTTATTATATAAGTATGTTGGTATATTTGTTGGAGGTTGAACATTCATTCCACCACTTCCAGCAAAATTAAAAAATGAATTGTCTGTAATTCCTCTAGCAAAGTCTGTTAAAGTTCCTATAGAATCAGACATTGGAGTAAAATAATTACAAGATGGACTACATCCCTGTAAACCTTTTGCTAAAGAATTTAAAAAATTTCTATCATTATTTGGTGAAGAATCCTCTTCAATTAAATCTACAACTTCAATATCAACAGTCCATTGTTGGGCTTTATCAAAAGCTTCTGTAATTTCTGCTTTAACTGGTTCTGTATAATAATCTGGAAATCCATCGAATCTTTTAATGAAGAAATTCAAAGTAGCTGTATCTAATTCTGGACCATATAATACAATTTTCTTCGAAAGATTCCTCAAAGCTTTCAATGGATTTGAAGATTTTTTGGCATTTTTTAAATCATACATCAATTCTACTTCTTTTGGAAATTCATCAGCAAATTCACAATTAGTTGTATTCTTTTTCATGAATTCTGGATTCGGTCCAATTGCAATGGCTTCCAAAAACTCTGCGAAATTATTATTATATAACAACATATCTTTATGATTTTAATAAACTTGTTAAACTTTCTTCTTTACCTTTTCCTTCTGTAGCAACTTTATATGGTTTTATCGTTTCGATATCATTCATATATGTCGAATCAATAAAAACATGCTTAACATTTACTATAAAATGTCTACCATACGTATTTAATTCCCAATCATTCGGTTCCATACCATCACTTTCATTTAAACCAGCCACAACATCTATAAATTTAGCACATTTTCTGTGTGACATCCCTTTCATAGTAAATTTATAAACATCATTCATAAACAATAATGACATTAATTTCTGATTTAAAAATCTTTTCTCATCTAATATAGGTGGTAAAGCTCCTTTAAATGAATCATAATTGTTATCTTTATTTGGATTTAAGTCAAAGTTTGGTTCTAAAGTATAATTTGAAAATAAATTTTCAAAAGGTTGAATGAATAAATTTTTAAAATCTTCAATAAATGATTCCGAATTCAATGATAATGTGTTAAATATCATAGTTTTAAATCCGGGAGATGATGATAATACTGAAGAATTTCTTAATAAATCAACAGTATGTTTAGATGATGCAGAATCCAAATAATATTCCATTATTTTGGAATCTTCAAAGTGAATGGAACTAAATGGATACTTGAAAGTTCTTTTAGAGTTACCAGCTTTAGTTTTTTTGTCAGATTGTGCTGCAAATATTAATGTTTCTAATACTTCTTCTGTATGTTTTTTAAAAATTGTCGAATAAGCTGTCAATTTAAACTTCTGATTGTGAGCGTCATATGATAAATATGTTGGAGATTTTTGATATGCATGAAAAGACATAACATAATTTAAAACATCCATATAAGTCATTACTCCATATGGAGTGAGATTGACTTCAGAAGATCCATCAGTATCAAATTGTGTAGTATCTATAATGTCAGACGTTTTATATGCAGATTCTAATATTTTTTTAATCAGATCGCCAGTTTCCATAGCATTACCAGCATTTGTATCTAGATAACTATTAGGAGTTTTAGGTTGATTTACTCCAAATAAATTGAAAATACTTTCAGCTAATATATGCTGTGCCCACTCAACGAATGTAACTTTTTTACAAACGTATCCTTCATATACAATATCTATACATTCAGTAACAAAAAATTTATGTTTTATAGCTAAATGTTCTTGCAGATTGTCATCATTTAAATCGGACTCTTCACCATTAGTAATAGGAAATATATTAATTGTAATTAAATCTCTTCCATTACCTAAAAACTCATAAGGAGCATCAGATTTTTCTAAAAAATTCAAATCATTATTAATAATCATCATTCCATTGTTAAATGGATTAAAAATGTTATCTTCAACTTCCAGATAACGAACCATTGATCGATTTATTATGAAAAATTTATCGTTTTCAGTATTTTCCAACATGATAAAGAAATGGTATTCTTTATCATTAAACTTCGCTTTAAATGATCCATCATTAGACATATTATCTTATTGAATCTAAAATTTCATTAATATATTCTGGCTTAATAATCTTTAATACTGATCCAGCTTTTATCATTTTAACAGGATTTTTAATATTATTAAATCTAACTATAACCCACCATAAAGTTTGATTACCATATATTATGTGAGATAGTGTTGTGTAGGCCATAGAAGAATCTATAGTATAATAATCATATGCAGACCTATCTATTTCAGATGGGAATTTTACAGTATTAGATATATTATAAAAAACATAAGAAGATTTGCCTTCTTCTTCTATTTCATACATATTAAATATGTTTTCATATCTACTAGGATTATGATATATATCTATTTTCCTTATCATATTATATTAAATTAAAAATCTGCTCCACCACCAGTGCTACCTTTTTTTATTATAGCATTTCTATTTAATGTTTTGAAGCTGTCTCCAGTTTGCATTCTAATAAAATTCGAAGCGTCCATAACTAATGACTCAAAAGTTATTGATATTTTAAAAGCGTCTGGAACGATTGCTTCTTTTCCATTATTTAATTTTAACATTCTTCTAGTACCAACATGATCTACCTTCATTTCACTAACGAATGTATAAGGATGAAACGCTTTTCCCGGAATAGTCAATTCATATATAACTGGAGGATTCGATAATATTCTATTTTCTCTAGCAGGACTATTTGCAATTGCAAATCGATTAATCATATCGCAATTAGCTTTATAAGAATCAGGATTTATTGTATTATATAATAAAAATGATACTTCAATTCTTTCTCCGTTTCTTTTAAAATCATAAAATTTAGGACGTTCTATAAATGAACCGGGAGCAACTAACGTTACTGGACTAGCTATATATGAAGATGCTACTTCCATACCTTTAGAAATTTCTCCAACTGTTTTAGATAAATTATCTCCTTCCGTTCCACCAGCATCTTCAAATTTTTGTTGAAAATTATAAAATGAATCAGAAAAATAAGGAAACTTATAACTAATATTTGTAGCTTCTCTCAAATATAGATACTTATAAGGTTTTAATAAAGGATTCTGCCAATCTGAATTGTCTGCTGTTTTATCTTCTTCTTTAATTTTATTAATAATATCTCCAGCTACATCCATCATCTTGTCGCCCATTTTCTTAACTCCAGCACTTTCCAAAGCATTTTTACCTGCTTTAGCTGAAGATTTCAATTTATCTAAAACATCTTTAAAAACAGAACTATCTGATTTACTAATAGCATCACTAATTTTATTTGCAGCTGCTTTAGCAGCACCAGCACCTACAGCTATAGAATCAGCTAATATATTATATGAATTAAAAAGAGATGCTATGTGTGAACTGTATTTTATTCTATATTCATTTATAAATATGTATGGAACATTATTATCTCTAAATGTTGAAGTAGTCCAATCATAACTAGCAATAATATCTATGACTTTAGCTGTTTCAACTTTAGGAGTTCCAGATATACTAATCCCTTCACTTTGATCTCTTGCTGATCCTTTTGATACATCATTATACTGATCTTGCGTCCCACTATAATTAGATCCATCAACTTTATTTGAATTAGGATATTGATCAGATGTTTGTCCTGTTGTTCTAAAATCTCCAAAAGGAGTGTTTGTATTTACATCAGCCATATATTATATTAAGTTATAGACATATTCATTAATTTTAAATTATTTAGATATGTCTCTTTGGTTCTAAATGAAGTTTTTGAATTTTGTGGTGGAGTTGGTAAAGAGGATGGAACTACAGTAGGTGCATTAGACCCAGCTGATGGTATCTGATAGACTCCATCTCTAATCTGTTGAAGAACATCACCATTAATTCTTAATTGATCAAGCTGACTTTGTAGTACACTCATCTCAGCATCATGTGCTTTAGATATCATTTTTGCTAATTCCGCATTCTCATAATTTACATTTGTAATAGAATTTAATGAAGATTCACCAGCTACATCTTGAAAATTTTTATATGAGTCAGTCAATTTGTTCAAAGATTCTGCTAAAGAATCTACTGAATTCTTCATGTCAAAAAATTTAGTATTAAAAATGTCAGTATTCAACATCTCAATAGCTTCATTAAATCCAGTTATTATAGAATATATGTCCATTTCATGATATGCATTCCTAAATGCATCAATATACCATATCATGGTCTCAAACTTATCAACAAATGGTTCTATATTTGTCATGTATCCAATATCATTCAATCCAACAATAATATTATATACATCTATCAAATCATATGATTTCTTAAATTCATCCAATTTTAAAATCATTTGACTAAATTTTTCTACAAATAATTCACTTTCAATCATATATGTCATATCATTGAAACCAGTTATTATTCCGTATACATCTAATAAATCATATGATTCTTTAATCTTATCAAAAGACCATTGAATTCCATACATGTTTTCATTAAAAAGTGTTGAATCTACACTGTCTAATAAACTAGTAATACCAAATATTACAGAATATACATCCAAGTTATCATAAGATAGTTTTACATTATCTAATGACTCACTAACTAAAGAAAAATTAAGTAAAAATGTTTCAAAATCAACAACATTAAAAATATCAAACAACTCGTATAGTTCATTATTAAATGATTCTAAAGATAAAGCATATTCTACTAATGGATCAAAAACTGAAAATATTTCAGATACATCAGAAAATGCTTGTTTTATTGGATCTAAATTCAAATCTTTCATTTGTTCTAATGAAAGAATAGCACTTATAAATGTTTTAACTCCATCCGCGCCAACTTCTTGCATATCTTTATATGCAGTAACGAATTTGGTAAGACCTTCTCCTAATATATCTAATAAAAATGAAACTTCTGTTAACTTAGCGACATCTAAATCTAATAATTTTTTAATAGACTTTGTAACATCCGCTTTAAAAAATGCTTCAAATACATTTGGACCAACATTAATTGCTTTAACGAACGCCAACAATCCAGAACCAAGAATTTCTAGACTATTTCCTACACTTTCTATAGCTGAAGAATCTAAATCTTCAAATTTTCTTATATGAGATACAACGTCTAAACCAAAGAATTCTCCCAAAGTAGCTATAGCAGCACCAGCTAAAGCTGCAACCATACCTACGGTAAATGAAATTAATCCGACTCCCAATTCCTTCAAACCTATTCCGACTTCTCTTAATTTTTTACCATCTATTTTATTAAATTTTACTAATTGAAGAGATAAAACTTGAATTATATAACCAATACTATTAATTGCCAAGATTCCAACCAACATAAATGGTAAGAATAAAGTAAACATAACACCTAAAACCAATACTAAACCAACTAAAGCAGTAACTGCTGATGCAGCAGCTTGCATATTATTTTCAGCTTTCTTCCAATTTACTTTAGTAAATTTCATGAAACTATCAGCTAAAACTCCAACAACTAAACTCAATGCTAATATAGTAACAAGACCTATAGCTAAAAATGGTGCTGCAAAGGTCACTAGAAAGCCTACTCCAGCCACGAAAAGACCAAATGCTAATATTGCCACACTAGCAACTGCTAATCCATTCATTATAGCACCCCATTCAAGTTTAGCTAACTTCATCAAGTTATCTGCAAGATAACCGATTGTGAAAGATAATGCAATTAATACTAACATTCCTTTCAAGATTTCCATCAATGGAGCTTTAGCAACTAAAATCAATGCTCCAATTAATATCCCAATAACCAACATGAACATCAAAGTAGATTTTAAATACGGTGTTTTGTTTAACTCATTTAAACTATCAAACATCGGAATTAAAATAAATTTAACTAATAATCCAGCAACAGCCAGTGATACAAATATCTTTAATAAATCTATTGGCGATGGCATTTGCTTACTTACTAGTTTCAAAACAAATGAGAAGGTTATCATCAATACACTCAACTTCAATAATCCACTTAAATATGTTGCAATCGGCATTGCAGATATTTTTTCCATCAATGGAATAATAATAAAAGCTATTACTAAAGAAAATAAACCAAAAGATGCAACCATTTTTATAAGATCACCTTGTTTTACTGATTTACTAATTAGTGACACAATCAATCCAACAGTAGTTCCAATAATTAAAAACTTAATCAAACCATTCAAAATAGTTCCAAAAGATAATTCACTTAAAAATAGTAAAGTAGGAATTATTAAAAATGATATTATTAATGAAAATAAACCAAAACTTTTCATTAATTTCATCAAATCTTTATCATCTAAAAACTTATTTGCCACTTTAATTAAACCACCAATACTTGCCATAATTATGGCCAAGTAACCAAGAGCAAATAAGAAATCCAAGAAATTAATTTTAGCCAAAGCTTGTATTGCTGGTATAATACCAAGTAATATAATTGCTGTGAATGCACCAAACCATGTCATGGTTTTTTTGAGTTCTTTATTATCTAAGAATTTATTAGCAGCTTTAATTAATCCACCAATACTTACCATTGTTATAGTAAGATATGAAAGAGCTAATGCAAACTCTGTGAATTTTATTCTAGCTAAAGCTTGTATAGCTGGTATGATACCAAGCAATATAATTGCTGTGAATGCACCAAACCAAGCCATGGTCTTCATTAAATTTTTATTTTTAGAAACATCTTCCATTTTTCTAATGAGATGACTCATTGATTCTACAATAAAATATAGACCAACTAATGAATATACAAAATCAAAGAAATTAATCCTAGCAATACTTTGCAACGTTGGTATAACAACCATTAATATTAAAAATCCAAATATACCAAATGTTTTTGTTGCTTCTGTTAAGTTTCCTTTATTAGAAGCTAATTTATTAAACAAGTAAACAAATGCTCCAACAGCAACAACAGCTTTTAAGATAGCACCAGCATCTATAGATTTCGTTTCTACTATAGATTTTATAACGAAAAACATTCCCAACCCAAATGCTAAAAGATTCCCAGAACCTCCAAGTTTATCAAACAATGTAGAAATTCCAGTCTTTTTATTTCTCTCAGAAGCATATTGATTTTGCAATGCAATTAACTCTTCTAATCTAGTAATAATCGCAGCATTTTGAAAAGATGATACCTTATACTGAAGAACATTGAACTTTAATAAATCATTCCATTGCAACAAACTTAATAATTTTTCAAAAGACTTTTTACTAACATTAATTTCTTTCTGTGAATTAATAGAAGAATTTAATGAATTTAACGAAGCTTTCTGTGCTTTACCACTATCTACAAACTTATCATACAACTTCTGTATTGGTTTACCAATATCATTTTTTAAAGTAATTATAATATCTCTAGAAATAGATTTCAAATCCTTCAACAAATCTATTTGCACCAAACTCCTTGTGAAAATTTTTCCTAATGCTCTAGTTTGTTCAAGAACATCTAATTCTCTTCTCAAATCTTTAACTAGATTTTTATTGCTAGATAATGGCTTCAATAAATCTACTTTCAATAAATTAATAGCATCTATATTTTCTTTTAATAATGAATTAGTCCAATCTCTTAAATCAGTAATAGCATTTACTATATCCAGTGGTGAACCTTCAGAAGAATCTGGCTTATTAGAAATAGCAGTCAATATTTCAGTTCTCAATAAATTAATTGCTTCTATATTATCTGTTAATAGCGAATGCGTCCAATCTCTTAAATCAGTAATAGCATTTACTATATCTAATGGCGAACCTTCAGGAGTTTCTTTATTAAAAGATTCGATACCATCTAATATTTCAGTTCTCAATAAATTGATAGCATCTATATTTGAATAGAATAAAGCTTCATTAGAGTTTTTTAAATCAGTAATAGCATTTACTATATCTAATGGTGAACCTTGTTGTATTTTAGATTCATCTTCGAATTCAACATCTAAATTTTCATTCGACGATACTGATTGTAAAAAAGAATTAATAGCTGAATTTAAAAGTAATAATTGATCACCAATTAAACTTTTAATATTAAATTCTTTTGCGTATAATTTAGCAGATTTAGAAATCTTTTTCTCATCAAATCCCAACCCTAAAATTTCTTTGTATATTTTAGCAGCTTCAGTAGCTCTAACTTTCTCCTTACTTATTTCCTGCGCCGTCATTTTAGATTCAGACGAATTGACTACAGAATTACCTTTTCCTTTTGGTTGATTTTGTGCAGCAGGAAACTTATCAGACAACCCTTTAAGTTTGTCGATTAATGTTTCTAATTTCTTTAAAATCTTTTCTTCCACCATTATTATTTAATGGGAAAGCAAAAAATCCCGACAAACTCTCGTCTGTCGGGATTTTCTTTTATTTTACTATGTCTACTTATCAGTTTCTTTCGCAAACAATCTAGCATCTACTGGTAAAATTTCATCATTTACAGTAACATATTCCATTTCAGTCTTCCTAAAAGACTGAATATAATCTAAAATTTTGTTATTAAGATAAGCTGGGATACTTTCAATTACAGATACTCTATCCTTAAACTGTAAGGATGTCAAATCCATCTCTTCTCCACCAACTTTAACCTTATTTACAAACTTAGCAATCTCAAAAATAAACAAAGACCCAACTGTATCACTAATTTCAGCATCTTTATTCTTCTTAAATGAAGAAATTTGCTGCTCATTTGCTTTGATATCCACCTTCAAAGAAGGTACAGATAAACTAATTTCCAATTCTTCTTCTTTAAATGATAAAGTTTTAGAAAAATCATCATCAAATGTAAGATTTTTTTCCAAAATTTCAGAAAGATTAAATGTAATTTCCTTATCATTATCTTTAACCTTCACATTATCACCAAAAGATACTTTACGAAGAGCTAAAATAATAGGAAATTTGTCTACTGTAAGGAAATCATATTGATCTACAGAGTTATCCAATATGATTTGCGACATAATATTGCTAATCGTAACACCAGAAATAGCTCCATCCAAACCAGTTTTAATCAATTCTTTCTGTTGTTTCACAGAAAGTTGTGTAAATTCCATGATTTTATTTGCAGAAGGTACAAAAACTTTAACAAGATTGTTGTTATTAAGCTTTTGCAGTTTTGAAATTACTGAATTAATAGACATATACAGAAAATTTATCAGAAATATTAAAATTGTCAACGCCTAAATGATGGCATCGTAGGCATCTTAGGCATACTTGGCATAGAACTGCTAGATTTTGAAGCTTCTTCTTGACGTTTCATGTCTTCATTGTAGAATTTTATGTAAAATTTACACTCTTGCATCGTACTATTACGAAACCACTCATAATCCATCCTCAATTTATTGAACAATACAAATTGTAATTCGTAAAAATTTAACAATTTATCTCCAAATATAGACTTTATAAATAACAAAAAAGTTCTGTCAAACAAATTTATATTAACTCCTTCAAATTGAAAGGTACTATTAGGTGATAATATATAATTATTATTACAAAAATTCTTCATTTCATCCAAATATACTAATAAATTATCAGTAAGATTTGCTGGTATAAGATCAATTATACTATTGTATTCTTCATTTGTCAAATCATTTATTGAAATCTTCTCATCTTCAATAATTATATTATTAATAACATTCTTATAGATATCATCTAAATCATTAATTATAAATTGCTTAGGTATACTCAAATTTAATATAATATTATTATATTTATAAGATCTTAATACGGAATAATTTGCAAAAATATTATTTAAATTTGTTATCAATGAATTAATATTATAATTAATAGTTGATCCTTCTAAAGATAATGTCATATCATTACCTAATGACATTTCTCTTTTGTATAACATGATTGAAAATTTATCTAGATTTGTTAAATTTTCATAAACTGAAGAGTCATTAATATCTTCTTTTATTAAATTTTCAATGAAATCATTTAACGATATTTCATCATTTAATGAAATTACATTCAACATTTGTGAATATATTTCATTATTGATTTTCGAGATATAAACTTCTTTAGGATATAAAGGTAATTTACATCTCTTCTTATAAGTCATAAAAAGATTTATGTACAATTAGTAAATACCCATTCTACTGTTTTAACATCTATTCTTTCTCCATCATAATTCAATTCGGAATCACTAATTGAATATGGGACACAACCAAAAAATTCGAATAATTTTCTTCTAGGTTTTCTTTCAAAACCTTTAGCTTTTGTATATTGAGAAACTCTAATAGTAGCTTTAATTGAAGAATTACTTAGAGCAATAAGTCCTTCATAAGATGCTGTAATAATCCAAGGTTTAATGATACCATCATTGAAGTCTAAGTTGGTTTCCAAGAATCCTAAACTTAAGGATTTCTCACTCATTCCTATTCTATCACCTCCTACAGCAGATTTTAAATATCCACCCATGTTTTCCACAGATGCTGTATTAATAGAAAAGGATTCTTTTGGTAATTTCATATTCTGAACAAAAAATAATCCAGAAGCATCTGGATCTGAAATTACTCCTCTAGTAGTTGAATTATATAATTTATCCAACTGTTTCTGACCTAAAATAATACCATTATCTTTATAAATTCCTGATGAATCTCTTCCATTTAATTTACTCATTAAATAAGATTCATTCTCAGGAGTAATAGTAACAAACCATTGAGTAGTAAGTGGGACATCATATTCCCACTTACTAATCAAATCTAAAAATCTACTGGCGGGGCTATAGGTTTCTAAAGCTGTAGCCATTTAAAATTTTTATTAATTAACGTAAACCAACTCCAGCGCGTGGTAGAGTTGCACGGAATGCATCTTGGAAGAAATGGTATGCTACTGAAACAGCAAATGTTTTAATCGCACCAGTTCCTTCAGCAATTTCAAATGCAACATCACCAACGTTTCTAATTGAAACGCCAACTAATTTAAATGCTCTTACAGGATTTAATCTTTTATCTAATTGAGTAACCATCATATATGATGTTGGGCCAGCAATTGTTCCTAATGGATAACCAGTTCCATTATTACTAAAACCAGCTTGACCAGTGAAGGCATCAAAGGTTCTTCTACTTTCATCTAAAAATAGATCTCTAATGTTTGAACTTTCTGAGCAATAAAATTCCATTTCATAGTTTTCACTTCCAGTAAATTCAACGGAACCGGGAAGATTAAATGTTTGGCCAGCATATTTTACGGTTTGATTAACAATGCTTCTTGCTGGTAATTTACCAGCTTTAGCATAGACTAATTGATCCGCGCCAAACACAATTGGATTCCCGCCAAATTGTAATTCTTGCAATCTGAAATGATAATCTCTAGTAAAGTCATTTGATACTGCTTGCTGGAAAAACTTTTCAATTATTTGTTCTGTCATATATTATATTTAGTTAATTGTTTAATTTAAATTATTATCCACCAATTAATTCACTAAATGATGTAGCAGTTGATGTAGCATAGAAGTTCACCAAGATGAATTCTGATGTTCTTACAGGCTTGATATAAATATCAACAACCAACTCATTTTGATCAACTACTGATGGTGTATTGTTTCTATCGTCACAAACGATCTCATATTCATTAATACCACTATCATTTCTAGCAATATCAAAGATTGGTTTCAATGTATTGACTAATCTAGAACGTGTAAATGCTGTATTAGGTTCGAATACAAAGTATCTTGTAGTTCTCTTAGTAGCTTTTTGTAAGAAGATAAACAATCTACGAACATTGATACGATCGAATGCACTTGGTTGTCTTAACATTGTCTTCTGACCGAAGATATTAAATCCATCACCGGGGAAGAATGCTACTGGATTTACTGCAATCTTATACAGTGAATCACGTTCTTTTTGTTTTGGCATCAATGCTATGTCTAATACATTTGTAACTTTACCTCTTGTAAACCCTGCTGGGGCATACCAAGGCTGGAAGTTTTGATCCATAGCTGCCATATCAGCAGCTGCCCATGCAGAGAATGGAACCCATACTCTTGTGCTTGAGAAAGGATCTGAAACTTTTACCCAGTTTGCATATGTACAAACATAACTTGAATTTGCAGCAGCAAATAAATTCTTCAAAGGATTGTATACATGTGATGAGAATGTCTTTGTCTTATCATCTAATGTTTTACTATTAGATCCTGTAACAAATATATGTCTCAAAGGATCTGCAATAAACATACAATCTTTTCTTAATGAAGAACAGAACCCATCAAACTTATTGTAAATTGTTCTATAATAATCAGTGACCTTATTAGAAGTGAATGAATCACCAGCTAGAGCAGCTAATTCGCTCTTAAATGTAGTGCTCATTTGATCATCATCGAAGAATGATTTAGATTCATCAATTACACCAAGATTATTTTCAGCATTTAATCTTGAAGCTGTATATACAGTAGTTAAACCAGCATCAAGAACTAAGCTTACATCGAATAGTTCTTCGTTTTCAATCTTTCTTAATACTCTATCTAATTTGTAATCAAGAGCACCAATAGTCTTCTTGCTATTGCTCAATGAAGAATATACACCAATTGGGAATACATAATCAGCATTAGCATATTTTAATTGGTTTGCTCCAAGTACTACAGTACTTGATGATTGAATTAATTTTTGACGAATTAGATCAACTTCTTGTGTAGTAAATCCAACTCTAGCAGCAATAGCATTTGAGCTTGCACTTAATCTATTAACTAGTGAATTACCGATTACACGAACTTTTTTCTTAGGAACGTTTTGTGCATCTGTCCATGGTCCTTGATTCTTACCATTAACATATGAGTTTGTCATAATCACAACATTATTTGATTGTGATGCAACATTATCTAAATAGAAGGATCTTGGTAAACCACCAGTAATTGAATTGATTTGTCTATGGAAGTCTAAAGAAGCTACATAATACTCTTCAGTAAAGTAATCTAATTGAACTGAAGTTGGAGCATATGGACTTGTTCTAAGTTTGAATAGACCAAAACCTAAAACATCATCGAATGTATTTTCAACTAAGTCGCTGAATTGGAATGATAGATTTTCTAAGGTTTCTGATAATGATTTAGTACCACCTCTATTAGATGAATCAGAAACTTTAAATGCTAACTTAGTATCAACAACAGGAGTAAGAGCACTTGCTGGCGCGCCTAAAGTTCCTAATTCTGTAATATTTGTATAGATACCACCAATAGTATCATGATTAGTAGAGGGTTGTAAATTAGTATTATCAATTAATCCAAGATAATGACCTTCCCATCTACCATTAATTGTAGATTGAATTTTATTTAATATAATTAAACCAGCACTTCCGAAATCTGAAACTCCATTAATTTCATTGACACCTTTTGCACTTGAAGACCAATCGCCACCACTGAATGCAGAACGATCAACAACACTTTGATATTCATCAATAGTGAGTTCGAAGAATTTAGGAGCACCTAAAACGTATGTGCATTTATCATTTTCTAAATCCACATTTAAATTTTGGTGTACTTCAACATCATCTGATAACCAATAATCTTTAATTCTTGTATATAATGTATTTAAATCGTCAACCCATTCATTTAAGTCTGTTAATGCAGCACCAGTTGGTAATGATCCAGAAGTATAATATGTTGCATCTTGAAGATTATCTCTTAAGTTTTTAACAGCCAGTTCAAGAAGACTACCATCACTAAAACCAATCTTTCTAGTACTAGCAACAATACCGTTTGTTACTAAATCTGTTGAGGAATTTAAATCTGTTACAGTAATAGTATTTAAATCTCCATCAAAATCAATCATCAGCTTAGATACTGTTGGAACAGTAGGATCAGGTAAAAGTAAACCAGTAAGAGATGTTGGGATTGTAAAAACTGATTTATCTACATCATATAATCTATAAACTTTAGTAGATTTCTTCTCAGCAACAACAACTGGATATACTAATGCACCATATTTTGAACCATAACCTTCTCCTGTACCTTCACCGTAAGGTAATCTGGTTGTATATAAAGTTCCAGCTGGAACACTTAAAATTTGTCTAGCACTATGATAGAAATATCTTTCTGCTGAATTAGTTGGTGTACCATACACTTGCTCTAATTCTTGTACTGATGTTACTTGTAAAATTTCATCTGTAGGACCTTTCGCAGCAAAACCAGCCATGAAAATGTTTGTTCCTGCTGGAATTGATGGAGATAATGATAAATCCTTTTCTGTAATTTCTACTCCGGGTGATTGAATTGATCTTGCCATAATTTTATTTAGCTTATTTCGATTAAAAAATTCAATTTCATAGCAAAATCGTTTCTAAACTTCTAAATACGAAAGTCATTTCCGATTCTATTTCATCTGGAGATCTGTAATTATAAGTGATTTCGCCAAGATCAGTAGGGAATGCAGATTTATAAACCCATTTAATTATATCTTTATTAAATTCATCTTTACCGACTATTTCAAAATCTGTAGAATAATGCCCCAAACCTTTATCATTAGGTCTTAATTGTCCTTTATAAACATCTGTGTCTTGATCCCTCAATAAATCTAACCAAGAAAATATTACCCAATAATTATTAAACATATTGTCAATAGTAAATTTTACTGTAACTGGCTCATAAGACGGTTTAGCATGGCTTGAAACATAGATATTACTTCCACTATACTTTGCATCTATTGCTGGTACTTGTATCTTCGGTACTACAGTTCCAAAAACAGAAAATTGAAACGCAGTAATGTCAAAAGTATTATTATTTCTTTGAAATCTTTTATTTCTTTCAATCAAATCAAGAGGAATATTAAATCTCAAAGAAAACTTATCAGACCTTGCTTTGTTTAATGATGCCTGATCGTAGTATGTTGTATGGCTCATAATGGTTTATATCCCATATTTAGTAATTCAGAATAGTCTGGATTATCTTGTACTCCACCAATCCCACCGAAAATTGTAGGCATAGCATCTCCAGCAGCACCGTCCTTTTCATTTCTATACATTGAATGTGGATTTGAAAAATATTTTATACCATAATCAATAGGTTGAATTGAATATGGTTTTCTATTATCATCCCTTTGAATAACATCAAAATATCTTTCTACAAGATCATCATGTAATATCATTAATGCCCAAAATAATGCCATAACTCTATCATCATGACTTCCAGATTTAGCACCCCAAAGATTTCCTTTTATTCTTACGAAATCTTTTAATTCATTAACAGTATTAACATCTTTAATTCTTATTGCTCTAGAAACATTAATCCAATATCTTTGATTTTGTATAGCTTCAAATTTAGTATTAGTATGACAAATCATACCTAATCTCTTATTTGTTACTGTATTAACTTTAGATTCACCATAAGATACTATATTTTCGTAATTGAATTCTCTTCTTAAGTTATCTACAACTTGTGCCCCACAGTTATTTCTTTCTATTAATACTAATGGTTTACCCCAGTGTTGTAATATTTCATCCAACTTAGGTGTAAATTCCATAGGACTAATAGAATTAGATCTATATATTGCAACTTGATTAATACTTCGAACATCAGTTATATCTAATATTTGTATTACCGAAGAATCTTTCATGATACCTTCTGATACATCTACTCCAGCAACGTAAATTCTATCCGGTTGTGGTGTATCCCATAACAAATACTTTCCTTCATCATATACATATAAAGGATCTTCTAAATCCTTTTTAAGTTCTTCCATCAGAACAGCATCAATAGTAGAATCACCAATTTGCTGGAATTCACATTCGAACTCTTGAGCAAATTTAGTAGGATCATCCATACCTAACTTCGTTTCCTTTACCCATTCTTCATCTCTACCGGGAATATCATTCCACTTAATCACCATCGACTTCCAAACACTATTAGTATCATCTATAGACTTTTTATATAACCTATAAAAAATACCAGAAGTATCTCTAGGCGTTGATGCCATAATAATTTTAGACTTCTTAGAAGAAGAAATAATTGGATAAACTGCTGACCAGAAAGAGTTTAATAGATTGTGTTCAATGTGATCAGCCTCATCTATAAACAATACATTACAAGAACTACCACGACCAGCAGAACTAGTTGTAGTAGTAATTTTTATTTTACTACCATTAGATAATTCCATCGATTCTTTACCATACTCTTTTACACCCGGTTTCAACCAATTTGGTAAACCTTCGAAAGCCATACGCATCCTAGAAAATATTTCCTTAGCTGTATCTTCTTTGTTAGCAACAATTAATACAGATTGATAATCATTAAAGATAGCGTGCCATAATAAAAATATGGTTGAACATGTAGTCTTTCCACTCTGACGAGAAAACAATAAAATACTAAAACGATTATCTCTCATCAATCTTAATGCCTGTCTTTGATAATTATGAAGTTTAATTTTTTCTTTACCTTTATCCAAGTAAATGATATCAAAATAATTTTCTGCAAAATATAAAACATTCATTTTACATTTTCTTAATTCCTTCGCCATTTCTGGTGAATATTCGAAAGTTGCATTTGCTGATGGCAAATTTGGATTATTCAAGTAAATATCCTTTGAAGAGGGTTTAGGCATAAAAATACTTATCTAAAAAAGAAGTTTTTATATGTCACCCTAGAAAAATTACATAACATAATATAAATAGTTTTATGGCTAAAAATTCATTATTCGATCAATTATTCAATCAAGTTATCAGCGAACAGTCTGGTTTAGGTGCAGATATGGGTGGTGGTGCTCCCGATATGGGTGGTGCTCCTTCCATGGAAGATGATGCAGCTGAATTAGGTGTAGATACTGAAGGCGGTGAAGGTGATGAAGGTGGCGATGACACCGTTACACTCACTCTTTCAAAAGGTCTTGCTCAAGAACTCATGGAAGTATTAAAGGGTGTAGTAGGTGAAGGAGAAGGTGAAGAAGAAGGTGGGGAAGAAGAAATGGGTGGAGAAGAAGGTGGCGAAGAAGGCGGTGAAGGAGAAGGTGAAGAACAAGGTGGCGCAATGGGAGAATCTCCAGCAGTTGAAACAATGGAAGAACTTCCTGTAGATAAGTATGTTAAGGCTATGCAAAGCAGAAATCAAAGAGTACAAGGTTCAGCAACTAATGCAACCAATGCTCATGGAACTGCTAGTGGCGAAGTTACCAAGCCACATGGTCTCCAAAAAATGAATATGTCATATGATGATGGTAAGAGCATGAAAGCTAAGACCACTGAGTATGGTGTTTCTGGAAAAGGTAAAAATATTCTCAATCGTTAAGTAAAAAAAAATCCATATGCAAACTAAGGGATGTCGAAAGACATCCCTTTTTTGTTAAATAATATTGTGCAAACATTTTTAGAATACTTTTATTCAGAACAAATGAATCCCTTCATATCACCAGAAGGGAATAAAAAATTATTGAATAAAAGAAAAGCAGAAACTCCTCATCATAGAACTGATAGAAGATTAACAAATAGAGGTGTAGAAGTTAGAAATGGTAAACCAGAAGGAAATAATATTATAGCTAATAGATATAAACAAGGCGATCATAATTATCAATTAAATCTAGCTTCTGGAGTTATACCAACACAAAAAGCTATTGAGATGGCTACAAAAGCTAACGTTAAATTACCAGAAAACGGACAGAGTGTTCGATTAAGAAAAGGTCAATACGAAATATCGAATAATAACGGAATTTATAATCTAAGAAAAATTTAGATTAAATAATTATATGCCTTGCTATTTTTATTCTGGTGCTGGAAATGGGGGACAATGTGCTGAATTATATGATAAATTGAGTTTAGCACCTGATTTGCAAGTCATTAAATCTGCTGCTCAAGAAATGATTCAACTTCTTGGACAGAAAGTTAATTACTATGTTAACATGACAACTCCATTAAGTTCTGATACTTTCTATGGAGAACAACCAACTGCTGGTTTTCATGGTCCAAAACAGATGAAAATGATGATTGAACTTAATGAATCAGCTTTATCATTGAGTAATTATGGATTCAATCAAGATGATGAAATTACAGCATACTTAACTTATGAAACTTTCGTAAGTTCTTTTTCTGGTGATGGTATTTATATGGCATTAAACCAAAATATGGAACCTAAAAGTGGTGATGTATTTTGTATGTTTGAGTATGGTAATGACAGAGTAAATGGTAGAGGTGGAAACTTTTTCGAGATTACTCAAAGAAGAGATCAAGATGTTGGTGGAAATAATTTAAATCCATTAGGTGGACATTATGGATGGGAAATTAAAGCCAAACGTATGGAATACTCATGGCAACCCGGTTTACCACAAGAAGCTGTAAATCAACAAATGACAGAAGATACTTTCTATGGAAAACTCATGAGCGAAATTCCAATGGAAGAAAAATCTGGTGGTAAATTCTATGCTGGTAGTGCTGATCAATTCAGTAAACAAAATATTATTGATATGAACTTCAATGATACACATGTTTATGGTACTTATGACTTAAGTACATCTGATGAAGATCCAGTACCTGCAAGACCAAAACGTTTGATTGATATTGTCGATAACGAAGAATTACTTGGTAAGTATATTGAAGGAGAAGTTAAGGAAGCAATTCTAGAAATTGATGATAGCTTCATTATTAAGGGTGTGGATCAAATTGATTCTGGTAGCTTCTAAAGTGTAACAGTAAAAGAAGAAGATGTAGTAGTATATCTATAATTAGATACATCACATCTATATACTCCAGTTGTTGCTGAAGTTAAAGAATTAATATACAATGTTGGTCTATTATTACCAGCAATAAGAAAACCGTTTCTATACCATCTATATTGAAGTGGTGTTATACTAAACGTTTCAATAGCAGCTGATACAGGTAAATTTAAAATAAAATTACTAGGAAACCTTTCTTTAATGATAGGTTTTTGAACGCCATAAAAAGCGCATAATTTAAAATATTTGCATTTTAAATACATATTAGAATACTAACCAAGTTGTTCCGTTCCAAATAAATTCATACTTTTGATATTGATCTACTGTCTGCATAAGACTTCCATTATAATGAACATGGAAATGATTATTAGTAGTTGTATTATTTTTAATTGTAAATGTTAAACCTAAACCAGATGAATTCAATCCTGTTGGAAGATTTAATTGTTCTACTCCAGTAGCATTAGTTACTGAAATAAATGATGGAGTTGTTGCACTTAAGTTAACATTTGCTGCTGCTAAAACAATACTAGTAACTGGATTATAAATTGTTTGTCCAGATGAAAGTATTACTGTTTTTATTGATGAAGATTGATGATTTAATGTAGAATCACCACTTAACCATGCTGCTGAACTATTTGTAACTGTTGTATAAGTTAAATTCCAATTAGCTGAATTACTAGTTAAATTAGTAAATGAAGCATTCCAATTAGCAGATGTTGAAGTTAAAAGAATATAGGAAGATATCCAGTTAGCTGAATTCGCCGTAGTAACAGTATATGAAGCATTCCAATTAGCTGAATTACTTGTTAAATTAGTATAAGATGTATCCCAAAAACTTCTACTAAAGTTTACTATATTATATGCTGATAACCAGAATCCTGAAAATTGATTTACAATTGTTCTAGTTTCGTTCCAATTTGAAGATGTTGATTGTAAAAGTGAAATATTAGTTCCAATTACATTACCAGATGCTGAAACATTACCATTAAAATCTACTACAAATTTATCTACAGAATTTCCTTTTAATACAATTAATGGGTTAATATTAGAAACAGCACTTAATTGATTTACAAATATACTTGTTTGAGTTCCACTATTATCAGCTGTTAATCCTCCTAATAAATTTAATTTGTTAGAAGTTAAACTTCCTGTCATATTAACATTTCCACCAACTCTAACATTTCCATCAATATTAGCATTATCATTAATAATAATATTATCTACTACTAAAGATTTTGCTTCAATACCAGAAGCACAATATACGTTAGATGCAATATTTACAACATTTTTAAAATAACAACCATTTAAGAAATCTATAGTTAATGTTCTTAAACCGTTACCAATTGTTAAAGGACTATCACTTAATATACTTTCAGTAGTTTCACCTGAAAGGTAATCCATTTTGACTATACCATCAAAAATAGCATTATTAGCAGTAATATTTCCAACAATTACTGATTCTGGAATAATAATTCCACCATTTGCACTCAATGTACCATTAATATGGAAATCTCCTTGAAATGGATTAGATGGTGATGCAATAGGATCGGAAGCACTATCAGCGTATCCTATCGTAGGAGACGTATGATGGTTTTTACTGTGAAACTTGTCGTGAAATCTTGCATTACCAGCCATGTTATTATTTAACTAAATTGCAATGAATTCTCCGAAGTATAAATATGAGTTATGGCAGACATATGCATAAATTTTACAGTACCGATAAATTTGAATCCAAAATTTGATATTATATGGTCTTTTGAATATTCAATTGTTGGTGGAGAAGAAGCGTCTGCTGGATTCACTACGTTCTTATACCAAACTGGAGGGAACTTATTAAATGGTGGAGAATACTCTTCTTTAGGTTATGGACCAAAAGGTTCTAGATCTGGAATATCTGAAGGTTATATTTGTATTGGATTAGATTCAGATGGAGAATTCTCCAAACAATATTTGATGAATACTGGAGTTAATTATAACAATAGTGATACATTAACTGTACGTTCAAAAAAATCTACTGATCCATTTTATTTGATAGATTCGTTTCCTCTATCTTCTTATGAAATACCAGTCGTAACTCAATCAGAAATTTATAATAGATTAAAGTTTTGTCTTACAGATTCTGGTAATACATTACATATGTATTGCTTAGATAAAGCAAGTAATGAATATTTTCTAGTTAAAACAGTAAAACCCAATCTGAATATAGCATATAATCCAAGTAATCCAATTATGCTAAATGTTGGGTTTAGTTATGCATCCCCAGTAAAACCGGGGATGCCAAAAGCTATTTTTAATATTAAAAATGTAAATGTTCAAGGAGTATCTACATCAATCATGTCTGTAGCCTCCGCGACTTAAATTCACATTTAATATCATGTAACATTGCTGGATATCTTTCTTCAATATATTTCAAGAAAGCCTTCTGCTTCATCCAAATATTTGAGGATGACTCCATTTTATCATTAGCGAATTGATTAACATAATCAACTGCTTCCAGTAAGCAACCCCATCTACAGAATTCTTCAAGAGTCATTGAATCTGATTGCTTATTCTTTAAGTTAATAGAAATGTTCATTTTAGATGATTTTTGCATAAAAATCCAAGTAATGCCGCAGCTACTTCTGATGAACGTGTATTACAACCCATCAAGTTTATGGCTTCAACATCTGCTATCATACTATCAAAAATCTTCTTAATCGTCAACTTTTTAATCGCATTCGTATCTCCATTTATGTTGTCTGAAATTAAATCTTTGCAAAGCTTTAAAATAGATTTCAATAAATCAGTACCATTTGTAGCCTTACTATGATTAATTCTACCATAATTATAAGAAGACATTAAAGTTTTATCTTGAGATAAAACGAATGTTTGAATAGCATCATCTATGTTGATCGTTTCTACTTTCTGATCAGTAATAGTAATAGATGATGGCACTTCAATAGCATTATTAAGTTCTGATGATTTAAATTCCATATTATTGATTTTGTTGAAGTCGATTAATTAATTTAGAATAGACCTCAGCGAATTTTTCGTCTTCTTTTTCTAGATTCACTGGGTCCGTTGATAAAAAACTTTTTACCTGAACATCTACAGCAATTTTTCTATCACAATCTTGACATGTATAAGAGTTATCTCCATTCAATTCAATAGGTATAAAATGTCTACAAGCTCTATCACAAGGACAAGAAATTTCACAACCTTGTTTAGAATATTCTTTCAATCTTTCATTATAAACCTTCTCAAACTTTTGCTTGAGATAATCTTTATAAACATTATAAATTACAGTTTGTACTACTGTAGTAAAAACAAAATATTTTATAAAACCAATCCAATCATTTGAAAATAAAAACGCGACACTGCTACTTATAGTAAGTAGAGTTAATAAAGATTTCACGACATTAGTCATGTATCTATTTTATAACAAATATCTATATAGTCAATCTATTTTTTAGGATCTAACTCATCCAATAAAGTTATTAATCCGATAAGATCTCTAAGTAAATTATCTAATTGTTCTTTAGATTTTTCTATTACTATTTTTCCTGTACGTTTCAGAGATTTATTGGATTCTGCCTGTTCATACTTCTTTCTAAGTTGAAGGGCAGCAGCATAAATATCACCTACGTCTTTTACTACGAAATTCAATTCGTGTGGTAATAATGTAGTGTTAACAGATACGAAATCAGCATCACTAGTAGGAACTTTAATTTTCTGTAATGGATCATCTTTAGAACCCGGTCCAATACCACTTACTGAACGATTAGCGTCCATCATCTGTTGATCTTCTGACAAAATTCTTCTCTTCATTATGAAATTATTTAATCTAAATGTGCTAAATAAAGTATATGAGTATTAATGCGTATGAATCCGCTTTCTTAAAGATTTTAAGAGAAGAACCAGAAGTTTCGCCAGAAGAAATTAGCGACAGAGAAGCCATGGCTCAAACATTAGACGATGGTACTTCTCCAGAAGATTTTGATGTTGAAGGTGCTGATACAGCGCAAAAGCATATCGAAGCTACAACTCAAATGCAACAAAAGATGGTAGGAGAATTGCAAAGTTGGATTGGTGAACTAGAGAAGTTCTCCAAATTCTTAAATGATCCAAGTAATCCATCTTCTATGCAATCAAGACTTAGAAATGCTGTACCAGATACAATTTTCGATAAGATCAGAGTAGCAGAAAATAAAAAGATTGCACGTGTTTCGATGGAAGTAACTTCTCTTAACGAAATGTTAAAGGGTTACTTATCATCCTCACAAGATCCTAAGTTCAAAGGAGTCTAACGACATCCACTAAGACTAACCATTCCTCTCAATCCAGTTTGAGAGTTATCTAGAATATACTTATAAGGTATTTCTATACCAGTCTTTGAACGCATAATAATATCATTAAAGTCTTTAAAACACTTTCCTAAATCTTTAGGCCAGATAAAAACGGTTTCATTCATCTCTAGTAATTTTTTAGTTTTACTATGAGATGCTGAATCAATCCATTGAGAATCTAGAACCCAAATTCTTTTCTTAAAGTCTAAACTATTAATTTGTTCTTTTTGTTTTTGATTGAACAAAACATAAGACTTCTCTTGAATTCCTCCAACAGCTACACCATTCTTACAAAAGAATGAATTGATTGGACCTTCAAACACGAATACATAATCTGAATTAGGATCAACTCTATCAAAGTTAAATAAGCTTTTTTCGCCATTCTGTTTTGAAATATACTTAGGCAATTTATCAGATGATAGTAATGTTCTACTTTGGTAAAAAACTACTTTACCGTCATCATCATAAAATGGTAATACTAATCTATTTTTATGAACTCTATCAGTTAATGAGATATAAAGAGCTTTTGGCTTATTAATAGCTACATCCAACTTTCTATCCTTAACATATTTTAAGGCTACAGAAACGATAGCATTAGATTTATAATAATCTACTTGTATAGGATCAAATAAATTGATAGAGTCTTCTGGTAATGAAGGCGTCTCAGACTTTTGTATATTGTTTGTATTATCTTGCTGAAGAATGTCGTACTTATTATTCTCAAGATCTTTGATTAGTTCTCTGGGAGACATTCCAGTAATTTCAACTAACCAATTAAATGTATTTTTTTTGTAACCGCAATTATGACAATACAAAAGATTTTTATCAGGTATGTAGAAAAATCTCTGTTTCTTATTCCAAGAATTTCCCTCTCTACAATGAGGACAAGCTGCTTGGTACTTGTTAGTGCCGACAACCCTCTTAGCTCTTCCACCATATTGGAAGAACTTACAAACAACATATTCTTCTGGCACTAAGATCATATAAGAATCTTAACAGCACCAGAAGAATATGTCAATGATTTCTTATACGCTTCTGAATTGATAAGTAACGTCTTCTCTAGTTTTAGCGTCTAAAACTTTAACAATACCTTTCTTTAAAAAAGTACCGCTACTTGGATCAATCCAAACAGCTTCTACATGAATTTTATCTCCAACTACAGTTTCTGTAATCCTTGGTTGAACTGGATTACCAGAAATTTGTGATGTGATTATTTTTGGTTGTACTAGGTTCATAGATGTATTTATTAAAATGAATCACTTCCTCCCTTATTAGGATTATTATTACTCATAAAAATTCTATTCAATAATGTAGCTAAACCATCAGCTTGTAATTGATTCTTCGCATTTAAAATAACGACTGGTTCATTGTCTACATCATATCCAAGTAAAACGAATGCTCCAAGATATTCTTCAATCATTGATACCAAAGCTTGGTTTTCAACTCTCTTAACCTTTTGTTCTTCTATAAAAGCTTCTTCTAAAGACTCTTTCATAATCTTCTCCACATAATCCATATATGCTTTATCCAAAGCATCTTGTTTAGATTGAGTCTTTTTCTTTTTAATCGGAGCCTTCTTCTTTTTAGGAAGATTCTTACTCGGTTCTTTATCGTTAGGGATTGTCATTTGAAGTGGCTCTTTCCGGTTTTTGTTTGTAGTATTTGTTGGTTTCATTGACTGTAGGTATTCCTTTTTCTACTAATATTTGAACTATAACTTCAATTGACTCTGTACTAACAGAATAATTCTTTTGGAAATAATTTCCACCATCGTTAAATTCAAACATTACTTGGTTATTAAAATCTTTATTATGATAGCATGTTAAAAATATTGAAGCTCCACCGGGATCAATTAATACAACCCATTTTCTAGGGTCGATAATATTAAACTGCTGAAATACTCTCAAGACACAGTATCCAGAATCTCTCATTCTTTTAATGAAATATCCGGGTGTCTTAATCTTATTTTGCTGACGTTTATTAATTGTTAATTTCATTGTTCGTGAGCAGAAGCTACATATTTCAAAATATAGTTATTATCAAAAATATCGATTGCAATAACACCTACATTAGTATTTATAGAAACACCAACATCATTGGTTTTGTGTCCTGTAATCATTTTAAATAGATCGAATGGGAATGGAACAGATTTTACATTACTACCATCATACGTTTCTGCAATCTTCATACTAAAAGTATCCACATTTCTCTTAGTCTTATCATCCAATTCAGCACTGACTCCAACACCATCAGTAGAAATATAAATCTTATTACTATTAGTAATAAATGCAGATGATTTAATCAATGATGTAAACACATCAGACTTTACCAAGAACTTAGTATCATACTGAAATTCCATTAACTTTTTAATAGAAACTTTTGGAAGTGGAATGTTTGATTCATCTGTTAAGAAGATTTTAAACTTATTATTCGTACCAATATATTCAATATTGTTGGAATTCACAATCAGATCTACTGATGGTTCTTGAATCATATCAAGTGCCTTAATGAGCTTTTTAATGTCAGAAAAACCTAGGTTTAGGTTATCACCACTATATGTAATGTCATCACATTTTGCATATAACTTAATATTATTCTCAGCATTAACCAAAGAAAAAACGTGTCCGTCACGTAAAGTGAGCAGACACGTTTCTTGTATTCTAGAGATTGGTGTTAAAAACTTGCTTACAAAATTATTCTTGTTTTGTAGAGTTATTTTTCGAAAGGTTTCCATACTGTTGTGAGAGCATATCATATATGCCTTTCAACGTATTGTCAATACCAATAACAGCATTAACCAATTCTTTAGGAAACGATACACCACTACCAGACATCTGTTCATTAGCAGTAGCTTGCTCTGCGATCGTAGGACGAGAAATAAAGTTTTCAGGATTATTTTTAATATCCTCAACAGCACGCTCAGCTAATCTAGTGAACTCCTCTCTCTTAGGTTGTAGGTGCGGTTTAGCACCTACAATATTACTATCTACTTGCGATACTTCCCTGTAAATATTTCCTAAGAAATTAAGTACAGCCGATCTTGTTTCGAATTCTTCTCTTGTCATATTATTACTTGCTCTTAATTACATCTTCAATCAGTTCATCGATTCCAAAATCATCAATCTCAACATCAGAAACAACATCTAAGTCATCCTTTTTGCTGATAGATTCTAGAACTTCATCCTCTTCAATCTCTCTCTTAGCTTGTGATGATTGCTTAGAAGATTCTTGCTTTTCAGTCTGAGAGTTTACACAAAGGAAATGTGTATTCCAGAACTCCTTAATTTCTTCTTCAGTCTTGGTTTGAATGATAGTTGTAAGATCAAATACAGAATTTTGAATCTGTTCAACCTTCTCCTTAGACAATCCAAGATCTGATGGTGGAGAGAAACGACTGCTAGTATAAACAGTATACGGACCTTGCTTTTCTGCCTTCAACTTGAAGTTTACTCCACCTTCACCAAGATCAAATACACGCTGACCAAATTCATCACTATCTTCACCATCTACAGCAGCTTCAATAATTTTGTTCAACTGACGACCATAACGAAGAATCTTTACAGTTCCATTGTTTTCTGGATTTTCTGGATCATCAACTACATAAACATTAACAGCCCAATACTCATTCCACTTTACCTTCTCTGCCTTTTCCTTAAGAAGTTGATTGTCACTCTTCTTAATCTTTAAACGCTCAGTTCCGATTGGATCTCTCTTACCAAAGGTTTGAAGAGAAATAATAGAAACATAATCTCCAGTGCTAAAACTGTCCCATCCATGAGAATAGTAATGAAAGAAAGTAGAACTACCGTCCTTAATATTTGGTACAAGACGAAGAACATATGTCTTACCAGCCTTTGGTTTGAGAATGTTCTTATAAACACTATTACCACCATCACCAGATGCCTTACTAAGTGATTCCCTAATTGATTTGAATATTTCAGATGTATACATAATTAATTGATTTTATTGATATTATTGATTTTATTGATTATTAATGATTTTAATTTTATTGATTTGTTAAACTTGAATTGAGCTTTTGATAAGACTTCAAAAAAATTATCGTCAAACCAAAGACCTATCAAGTCTTCACTCATTGACTTTACCACCTTCTCACCGTCTTTCAAGCAAAAAATGAAATAAATCGGAATTTTCCCATCTTTTAAATGTAATAGGATCGAATGTGATAAACCTTCACAATGATGAGCATAGTCATCAATGTTTATCCCCTTTTCAGAGATAAATTGTTCTACAAACTTAAAAGATTCTTCTGCCTTCTCTAACATCATATCAGAGTCTGGTTCAGAACTTAAAAGTTGTTTTAAATATAGATCATAAGCCTTAATAGCTCTTCTAGTAAGATAAAATTTTAAATCGAAATATTGTTCGTCTTTAAAAACTATATAAGGTGCTGATAAAAAATCTTTTACACTAATGTTTTTAAACTCTTCAAAAAAAGTATTAAGCCTTTTTAGCGTTTCTACCTTTTCCTTTTCCAGTCCTTGGAACTCTTGCCGCAACCTGAACGGTTTTCCTCGTAGTTTTCGTGATAACGACAGGTGTTCGTTGTATAGATATTTTTCGAAATTCGTGAGCATTTTTCTTAATAATAGTTCCTTTAGGTGAATTTAAAAATTTTGAAATGTACTTACTTTTTGCAATTGTTGGATCGTAATCGATAATAAATTTAAGAAGTTCATAATCTGTATCAATACATATAAGATCTTTTAAAATATTTTTATAATTTTCATTCTTAATAAGTTCAAGAAATATATTTGCTATATTCAATCTTTTACCATTAATGATACACAGAAAACTACAAAAACATAAAAACTTGTGCTCTATCAACTTTTTATCGATAACATGATGGATCATTAAAATAGTTAATCACCCATCATAAAAAATCTACTCCGATAAATCTTCCAACGATTCTTCTTCTTCACTATCTTCAATAGTACACATAGTATTATTGAATTCATCATCTTCAATTAATGTTAATGTATCTGTATCTAACTTGAATGCATATTCACCATAGTTAGCACCCCAACGATTCTTTAACATTTTAAATCTCATTACAGGTAATGATTTCTCTCCAGTTTTCTTATATACACCAAAGATAAAATCACAAGTAGCAGCAATATTAATAGATTCCGATAGATTTGCCAACTCTGGCCCATTATCTTCATCAAATCCACCACGATTAATTTGTGTAGCTGTAATAAAAGGACAAGCAAATACATATGATAACGCCCTTACTTGTTCTGTAACATACTTTAATCTTTCATAAGAATTGTTACCAACTTCTCCATGTAAAAGATTCAAATAATCAATTACTACAGCATCGACTTTAAATCCACTATCATTTACAGACTTAATATATGCTTCCAATTGACTTGGGGTAATTTTACTTGGGGGAAATTCTTTAATCATCAACTGGCCAATATTACTTCTGGTTTTATAAATCTCCATTGCTTCTGCAATCTCATCAGCTTTCTCTTTTAATTTATAAATTGGAATCTTTATCATCCCAGAAGTAATCCTAGATGCATACATCATCTCAGACATTTCCAATGATATAAGTAAAACATTCTTACCATTCTCTACAATATTTTTAGCCAGATTACCAAGTACAATACTCTTTCCCACATTTACTTGACCCACAACAAGATACAAAGCTTTTCCTTCAGCCCTAAATCCTCCATCCATAATATTATCCAACCAATTAAATTTGGATTTCAAAAAGCTTTCTTTTAGCTTCAAAGATTCTACTAACAAGTCATAATCTTTAGTAATATTAAAACCACCTTTATTATCTAGATTTATTTTACAACGCTTTTCAAATGAATCCAGAATCTTAGAAGAATCAATATTACCAGATTGAATATCATCAACGACACTAATCATTGCTTTATAAATGCCACGTTCTTTTAAGAATCTTTCAGTACAATTATAAAGCTCAGTATCATTAAATGATTTATCAAGAATTTTGAAGTCATTCAAAATCTTTACAAAAGATTCAGACAATTCTTTTGAATTGATATAGTTTTTAACTTCAGTTAAATTTGGAAAGATATTCTTTTCTGAAAAGATTTTTTGAACGAGAGAAATGATATTCTTTCGATCTTTATCATGAACATAATCCAATTCAAAAAATGGATTAATCCTAGAAAAATAATTCTTATCAGTAAGCATCTTATAGCAAAAGATGCTTTCAAAATTATCCAAATTCAAAGTCATACTCTCAAGATTATACTATTGAGCGTATTCTTGCAAGAACTTTTGATTACTATCTTTCCACAATTTATCTTCCATCGACAATAAACCCGGAGATTGATGGATAACATGAATCGGATAAACTCCAATCTTTAATCCTTTTCTGTTAGCATCAATACAAGATGCAAGATCATAATGATGGAATGTATAATTCTCATTAAATCTCCAACCCTTATCAAGAATAGATGGTAAATGAATTGCCATAAATAATCCATCAATTAATGCTACTCTAGATGGTGTTGGACCAAATGCTGTCATATATGTCTGATTACTATCTTTAGATGCTGGATGAGCTACTTGGCCTCTATGATCCTTTCTCTCAGACATAATATGCCATAATGCTGGATTATTCAATCTAGGATTAAGACATCCAGCTAATCCTACAATATCATAACCTAATTGCTTTTTTGCATACATGATCTTTTCCACCAACTTCAAATCATCAATATATACATCATCATGACAAAACACCAGATAATTTATGTCTAGATTTTTATACTGCTCTATTTTTTCATTATATACTTCAGGTAAACCTTTTGTATTTTCATAAACAAAATCAAATATAATATCTCCTCTATACTTAAAATCATCCATACATCTATACAATGAAGAATTTTTAGATTCTTCTTCGGTGTGTCTTGTACAAGAAATAACAGCTAAATTAATGCTCATACAAATATCTATTCAAAAAAGATAAATAGTAAATATGAGAATTTTAAGAAGACCCGGTTTTGCGGATTATATTTTAAACGAAGGTAGAATTCATACAGATATTCTTAAGAAAAGAATCGCAGATTGCTTGGATAGAAATACTCTTGGCAAATCTCCAGTTTATGTAGTTCAAAAAATTGCAGAAGAACTTAAATTAAAGTATGGTGAAAACTTCGATTTATCAATATTAAAAGCTGATGAAATCGTTCAAATCGCTAA